ATTTTTACTACAAATGTTCCACAGTTAGACCAAGATGGTAATGCTAACTTTACACTTAAAGCCAAAGGCAGTTGGACAAATGCTAATCTAGTAGCTATCTGTCCTGTATCGCATTGGGATACAGTTTTTGCTAGTCAAGTAGATAGCGTGATTACTAACCCAAAAACAGAGAGTACACCAGATAGATCATTTAGCGTACCTAGTTAATGGCAGAAGTTACAGTACATAATATGCCCTCTGTTTACGTTATGGAAACAGAAATGCCTATAAGTATGGTAAATGATTTAAACAATTACCTTGACGAATATTTAGAAGATAAAAACAAAAAATCATTGGCTAATACTTTAGTAGGACAAATATCTCAGGGCGAACAATTACTGATGGATAATACAGATCCTAGAGTAAAAGAATATTCTGATTTTATCTGTAGTCTTGGTGCTGATTACATAAACTTTTTTAGCAATAATACAGGTTCACGCCTTTCTTCTCCAAAGGCAGTAGCCATTGATGAAACATGGTCGGTGCATAG